TAATTGCACCTAGGTCTATCTCTTTTGTTGTACTCACTTGCTGTTCCTCTCGTTTGTTATTTCTATTTCTCCACATTTAATACAAGCAAGATCTGGACAATCTTTCTTGTACCTTGCACAAGCAATCCATCTATATGTGTTGTCTTCTCCACAGCTATTACACTCTGGACTATAGATATGATTGCACTTAGTAAACGCATAGCTTTCTACCGACTTAGTAATCACGTTGGTTTCTACCATCTTTAAAAGAGAGAGAGGACCAGGGCGAATGCCCCAGTCCTCTCTCGGTTCAACTAGACTTCTGCTAGTTCAACGGACTTGATAAGGATGCGTGTCAAAGGTGCACGACGATCATTCAACTCAACACCTGGGCGAGTATCGAACTTGGTGTCTAATTCACCTACGATATTCACTACTGGTGTGAAGCCGTTGCCGTCTTGCATCTCACGTAGTCCTCGTAGTGTGCTTGCAATACTTGAATCGAAACACGCTACTGGGATAGTGAACTTGGCTCGTTCGCTTCCAACTTTCTGGGTCAACTGACCTACGATCATCAAGCCGTACTGATCGAACTCCTTGATGTTCTTCAACTTACCTGTCACTGTTAGTTCGTTATTCATTCCTTGCTCCTTTGTATCTGTTGAGTGGCTGACGCCCCCCGCGAAGCAGGGGCGTTAGCCTATTTGTTATTTGGAAACTAGAACTCTGTCGCAGTTCTGACACAGTTCTAATCTTGATGGTGTGTACAGATTGCAGTCACTGCACACAGTGTTGAGACGAGTGAAGTGTTGCTGATCACTCTCTATGTAACGAAGACCTGGTAACCCCATAAAGAAGTTCTCTGTTGGTCTGTCAGCCATTGAGTTCCAATCTTGCTTGAACTCATAGCGTTCCTCGTCCTGTTCTTCTAGGACTGGTACGTGCCTGCAAGAAGCGTCAAAACAATCCGCTTCCTTTAGTCCACACAGTGCTTGGACTCCAGTTACTACGTAGATCTTGCGACCTGTGCTGGTGACTGGAGATACCCAGTCGTGTCCTGATACAGGTTCAGTCTCTGTTGAGATAGTGCCTGCTCTAGATTCTGAACGGTCACCAAAGACATAGTCCGTGGTGTCGTGTCCGTACTTGGTTTGTACGTCCACCCAGTCCTCGTCCTCTGTGTCTAAGTCATCGTCATCTACTAGCGACTTGACTGCGACAATACGGTCAAATAGACCTGCTTGCTTGAGTACATCTAAGATGCTTGAGAGTTTCTCATCATCTCCGTACGTTGTTAAATCAGTCATTGTATTCTCCTGTTCTGTGACTGAGGACTCATCAAGAATCCATAGCAACGACCACACCACGCGAAGTCGGGGTGGTCGTCACTAAAGAATCTAGAAGTCGTCACAAGTACATCTTGGGTAGATTTCTATTGGCTTTGCTTCTGTGCAGTAGTCGCAGTATCCGTAATCTGGATTAGAAGGGTATAACTTCTCGGTTACTTTCTGAAGATCCCAAGATACTTCGAGGATCTGGCGTACGTAATCCTCACACTCACGGTTGAGTCTGAAGGCGCGGTATGCCAGAGCTATGATCACAAGGACTAGAAGAAGGTCGAAACCATTGATAGTTTGTAGCACGATAGTCTCCTTTCAAAAGACTAAAAATAAATACACTCTTTATGAAACATAAGTTAGCCCCCTAGTTTTGTATGGACTAGACAGTCAACAGTCCGAACAGTCTAGGTCTTTGGTCTTTAAACTAAACCATTAGTTAAAGTTATATACTCCCCCCTCTCTCTACCCCTATGGGGGGGTCGTCTAGCTCGCTTGAAAAGCGAGAAGCAGACTTGTTCTGCCGAGTCCCGAAGGGACGAGACTAGTGCAGTCCTTGACCCCCAGTGTTTAATAGCGGACTGTAGTAATACTGTAGAGTCAGTTATAATTTATTGTTAGTTGTTTGCCCATAGTATTATCTATTTGTTTTGTTTATAACAATCTATGTGATTTAGGTAACAATTTGGTAACAGAGCGTTACAAGTGTTCTGTAACAGGGTTAGTATTAGTAGAGGTTATAAATAAAGCAAGCTTGCCTTATGGCTTGCCTGTTAATTGTAACCCCCTTTGGAGGGGTTACTTACTATTACTAGTAATACTACTAATAGTACTACTAGGATAATTAGGTTTATTATGGCTGCTAAAGCTGGAGATCAACACCACACCAGACTTCGGCAAATTGAAGATCAGAGAAAGTTTATTTCTTTTCTTAAGCAGGGCATAGATATGGATTCCGCCCTTGCTGCTGTGGGGAAGAAGCGGACCTCTCTTAGATCTTGGCTCCTAGATGGGGAATTCGCGGCACAGGTCGAGGAAGCTTCTAACTTTGGATCCAATGCCATTGCTGCTTCACTAGGTGAGAATAAACATAAAATAGATTTTGCCACGTTCTCCAGAGAGTTCTTGAACACCGAGGTATTCCCTCATCAGCAAAACTGGATTGACGTTCTTGAGGGTCACGACCCGACGTGGCAACACCCTTCGTTCACATATGAGCCAGGTAGCCGTCGTAGGCTTTTAATTAACGTGCCACCTGAACACGCCAAATCAACCACAATGACGGTTAACTACGCAATGTACAAAATTGCCATGAACCCTAATATCCGCATTGTTCTTATTTCTCAGACCCAGACCCGTGCCAAGGAGTTCTTGTACTCCCTAAAGCAGCGCATGACTGAAGAGCCGTGGCTTAAGATGCAACAGGTGTATGGACCTTCTGGGGGCTATAAGGAGACGGCAGACCAATGGACTGCAGACAGAATTTATCTCGAACGCGAATCAGGAGAGAAGGACCCGACGGTTCAAGCTCTTGGTATTGGACAACAGATCTACGGTACTCGTGCGGATCTAATCATCATGGACGATATTGTCTCAACGACAAACGCGCACGAATGGGAGAAGCAGCTCAACTGGTTGCAGAAGATGGTAGTTACCCGTGTGGGTTCGACTGGGACGCTTCTGATTGCAGGGACTAGAGTTTCCTCAATAGATCTATATAAAGAAATAAGAAATCCAGAGCACTGGACTGGCGGTAAGTCACCTTTCACATATCTTGCCATGCCAGCTGTACTTGAGTTTGACGATAAGCCTGAGAAGTGGAAAACACTCTGGGCACGATCTGATAGACCGCTGGATGGGGCTGACGAGTTTGACGATCCAGAATTGCTTACACCCGATAGTAACGGGCACTTTGTAAAGTGGGATGGTAGGCGACTGTTTGAGCGTCGTAGTGAGGTTAGCCCCTCCACGTGGGCACTTGTTTATCAACAGCAAGATGTCGAAGAAGATGCAATCTTCCCCCTTCCCATTGTTAACGGTTCAATCAACCGAATGCGTAAGGTCGGGAAACTTAACTTTAACGCGCCTGGTCACCCTAGTTCTCAGGGTTCTTGGTTTGTTATCATGGGACTTGATCCTGCAATGTCAGGCAAGACTGCTATGGTTGCTTATGCAATCAATCGAGAGACTAATAAGCGGTATGTGCTTGATGTGCATAACATGGCTGAATCTACGCCACAGAAAATTGATAGCTTAATCAAAGAATGGGTAGAACTATACAACCCACAAGAGCTACGCATTGAAATCAACGCTTACCAGAAAGCCTTCTCGCTTGATAATGATCTGCGAATGTGGCTTGCCAGCCGTGGTACTGCACTACGGGAACACTTCACCAGCAAGAACAAGTGGGATGTTAACTTTGGTGTAGCTGCAATGTCTTCCCTATTTGGTAGTATGCGAGATGGAAAGTACAATAGAGATAACCTTATTGAGCTTCCCGATAACTCTAACGAACACGTTAAGGCTTTAGTTAACCAGTTAATTACCTGGAAAGCTGATACTAAAGGACCAACCGACTGTGTTATGGCACTGTGGTTCTGCGAGATCAGAGCAAAAGAATTAATTCAACAAAGTAATTTCAGAACGGCTCATGCAAATAACAAGTGGGCAACAAGAAGAAACGTTGCTATGCAAGGTATTGTAAACCTTGACGAAATGGCAATGGAATCATTGTCAGGTCTATACTAGGAAATTAAATGGCATTATCAACCGAGCAAGTTACCAATAAGGTATTAGCTCTAACACGGCGATATAGCGCACGTGACTACAGAATGGCAGATATTACTGCTGTTCGTCGTGGCAACATGGAGTCCGTGTATCCAGATATGTTCCCAGAGGGCATGTCTCGTCCAATGATTGCCAACTTTGTTGATGTTGCTGCTCGTGACATTGCTGAAGTTCTTGCTCCACTTCCTTCCTTTAACTGCTCAACACCAAGCATTAACTCCGATAAGGCAAAGAAGTTCTCTGACAAGCGAACTATTATTGCTAACAACTACGTTGAGTTCTCTAGCCTTCAGACCCAGATGTACACAGGTGCTGACTGGTACTTGACTTATGGCTTCCTTCCAATCTTTGTTGATGCCAACTTTGATGCCAAGATGCCACACATTCGCATTGAGAATCCGATGGGTTCCTACCCAGAGTTTGATCGCTTTGGTCGTTGTGTTTCATTTACCAAGAAGTACATTAAAACAATTCGTGAATTAATTCTTGACTTCCCTGAATACGAAAGCGCAATTGTTGGAAGTCTTGGTCGTGACATGACTGACTATGACACCAATATGGAACTAATGCGTTATGAAGATGCTGATCAGATAGTTCTTTTCTTACCTCAACGTGGTAACTTAGTTCTTCGCAAAGCTAAGAATCCAATTGGAATGCTTTCCGTTATTGTTGCTCGTCGTCCAGGACTTGACCTAGATGACCCACGTGGTCAATTTGATGACGTACTTTGGGCACAGATTGCACGTGCTCGCTTTAGCATGTTGGCTATGGAAGCTGCAGAAAAATCTGTACAAGCTCCATTGGTTCTACCTAATGACGTATCTGAATTTGCCTTTGGTCCTGACTCTGTTATCCGCACTAACAACCCTGCTGGTGTACGTCGTGTAGCTCTTGAATTACCTACTGGTGCGTTTACCGAACAGCAACTACTTGAGCAAGAAATGCGTATGGGTGCTCGTTACCCAGAGGGAAGATCAGGTAACATTGATGCGTCTATTATTACAGGTTCTGGAGTTCAAGCACTTCTTGGTGGCTTTGATTCGCAAATAAAAGCTGGTCAGCAAATTCTTGCTGAAACCTTCCAGAAGGTTATGGAACTTTGTTTCCACATTGATCAGACCCTATTTGACGAAGATAAGACTATGGCTGGTATCTATCAAGGTGCGCCATACGAAATTAGTTACAAGCCATCTAAAGACATTAAGAGCGACTACAGCATTCAGGTTCGTTATGGTGTTATGGCTGGACTTGATCCATCACGCGCACTTATCTTCTCACTACAGGCTTTGCAAGCTGGCTTGCTATCTCGTGAGTTTGTAATGAGCGAGCTACCTTGGAGCATGAATGTTGGTCTTGAAAAGGATCGCATTGATATTGAGCGAATGCGAGATGCTCTTTCTGGATCTATTGGAGCATTAACTCAAGCAATTCCACAAATGGCTTCTAATGGTGCAGATCCTTCAGAAATTATTGAAAAGATTGCTACAGTAATTGACATGAAAAAGAAGGGCACCTCTATTGAAGATGCCGTTATGAAAATTTTTAAGAAAGAAGAAACTGAAGTAGAAGAAGCTCCAGGAATGGCTGAACAACCTGAAGCTCCTGAAGGAATGCAACAGGGTGCTCCACCTGCTCCTATGCCAGAACAACAAGCAGGTCAGCCAGCAGGACCACCACCAGATGTTGCTAGTATTCTAGCTCGTCTGGGTGGCGGGGCATGACAGAAGAAGAACGCTTAGCTTTATTTAGAAGTAAATTAAAAGATCTACTAGATGATTATGGTAGAACATTTCATCAAGATGGTGCATTTTGCACTACATATTTTGTTACTGCAGAATTTTTTGATGGTGACGGTCAGTATTGGGCAAGCACAATATTTGATGATAAGTCACCAATATGGCATGTAACTGGATTAATTCAACATGCATTAGAAAATGATTTTAATGAAGAAGAAGAAGAGGATTAGTTATGGCACAGCAAGGTGGTAAGCGACCAGTTCGCACTAATACTCAAGCTAAGCCAGTATCTGGACCAGGTGCTTTGTCACAGCGTACTGATATGATGACTGCAAGTGATCCCAATGTTTATGGTGATCGCAAAGCTACTGAAGAACTAATGGCTGGTGCTCAAATGGCAAAGCAACAACCAATGCCATCTGCTCCTCCTCTTACTGGATTGTTTGAACCAACCACTAGACCAGATGAACCAGTTACTGCTGGAAATCCTTTTGGTCCTGGACCAGGTCCTGAAGCACTTGTGTTACCTGCACGTACATTTAATCCTACAGAAATTCTTACACGCTTGGCACAAAGTGATCCAAGTGGTGAAGTAGAAATGATACTTCGTGAACTAAACAGTAAGGGTATTGTTTAGTGACAATTCAACCAATGGGACTTCCTGAAGAACAGAGTGGTTTAACCCAAGTTGGAGACTTAACTCAGGTTTCAGGTTTAACTCAAACTCAAAGCATATTTAATAAAACTCAAAGCGATCCCTCAACTGCTGCTAAACGTACTCTAGATGCATCTGTTGCGCGTGTTTCTCCTGCTCTTTATGCTGCTGGTTCACGTGCTTCTTTAACTCGTGAAGAAAAAAACCTTATTGAAAACTGGTCGCAGGTTCGTGAGAAGCATCAGCAATTAATGAAGATGAGCAATAAAGATGCTGCTGACTCTTTTACTAAGCTTGAACCTGGTTTTCAGGAAGCTTTAAAACAATATTACAAAATTGATTATGCTAAGAAAAATGATGGTCAAGTATTAATTCAAAACGATGATGTTCGTAAAGCTCTTGGTATTGAAAATAGTACTGGTGATGGAAATATTAGTTATGGTGATGTAGCAAAAAGTCCATTTCAATTTTTAATGGGTGCTGCTACTCAGTATGGTAAATTTATTAATACTCCTGGCAGTATGCTGCAAAACTCTGTTGTTAATAAAGAATCTTTCTGGAGCCGTAGTAACGGTGAAGTAGCCTTTGATGGTAAGTATCTTTATGACAATGATTTAGCTGATGAATTAGTTAACAAGTATGGTGGCGCAGAAAGCTTTGTAGCCATGCATGTACTTGCTGGTGATACTCCTGGTGAAATCATTGACGCATGGGGTCCTAATGATCCAGCAATTCTTGCTGCAGTTAACACAATGTTTAACGAACAAGAAGCATTTAATGTAATGCTTGGTGAATTTTCAAGAGCACAATTATCTCCTGGTCGTATTGCTGGTCGTTTTCTTAATGAAAAATTAGGAATTGATACAAACAACAACACAGCATGGTTTAGTGTTGGAACTGGTGCTATTGACTTTGCTTACCAAATTTTTGCTGATCCATTAACCTATTTAACTCTTGGTGCTTCCGCTGTTATTAAGGGTGCAAGCAAAGCAGAAAAACTTGCTAACATGGTTAAGTCTGGTGCCGATGTAAATATGCTTCTTGGTATTCCTGAGGTTGCAAGTTACTACGGTAGGTACACTAAGTTAATTGGTGAACTTGGTGGGGCAATGGCTATTAATGCTACTACTAGTGCAGCTAAAGCAGCTAAGGCTAGTCAAGTTGCACAAATCACAAGAAAAATTGAAATGGATCATGCTGACATTGCATCTCCAGATGATATTAAAACTTGGCTAGATTATGGTGTAACAGATCTTGATAGTTTTAAAAATCTTTTTGCAGGAGAAGGTGCAAAGGAATGGACTAGGTTAATTCGCGGTAAAACAGTAAGTACTGTTTATGCACGTGAAGGAGTTGCTTATTCTAAGCGTTCTCGTGAATCTACTATTAAAGTTAAAAAGAATTTACGAAATATTTTTCTTGGCAAAGAAGAAGATATAGCTACTGGTACAAGTGATTATGAAAAAGTTAGAGCAGGTTTATTAGGTGACGAACCTTTAGACATTGAAATTGCAATTAATAAAAAGCAAAATACTTTTCAGCGTTTTATTGAAAGACAAACAAGACTGCATCCTGGGCGTTCTGTTGTCTATCACGATGATGCAAATCTAGATAGAACAATAGATGTTTTTAATAAGCAGGCATTCTTAGCTCTTGGTCGTAGAGATCTTGCTGACATGGCTACTGCTGAATTTAGATACCTTCCGCAAGCTGAACGCTTTGCAATGCATCGTTCTATTTTTGAAATGATTATGCGACGTGAAGGTATTCATGGTTTAGATGGTGGTCAAGCATTTATTGACAATGCGCTTGAACTACATTTTGGTTCTAAAAATACTTGGACAACCGCAGAAGAATTAGCAATACCTTCTAGGTCTGGAATTACTAACCGACCAATGAGCATTGCCGTAACTGGACCGCTACATTCTTCTCAGTTTCAAAACTTTGTAACTGCTCCAGACTGGAGAGGTATATCAGAATTTGTTGCTTCAAAGTCTTTGAAAAAAAATAAAGACGAAAGCTTAGTTGATTACATTCCAAAATTAATTGGTGGTGCCTACAATTCTAGAGCAACTGGTATTGGTACAGATCTTTGGACAACGCTAACTCTTATTCCTCAATTGGGTATTCGTACTGCAATTGAAGAAGGCTTTATGTTTTTTATGTATGCCAAAGCTGGCATGATTAGAAATTACAGAACCTCTAAGCAATATCAGCGTATTTGGCGAGCAGCTAAAGGTGAAGATGATAAGTCTGGTGCAGGACCTATTAAAGCTGGAGTTGAAACACTTTTAGATAAAACACTTGGTAAAACACTTGGCAGAAGTTTTGGTGTATCTAGATCAATTAGCCAAGAAACGCGAGCAAGACTCCGTAAAGATGTTTTAGAAAACAATAAGGATCTTCCAAAATGGAAGCAAGATGAACTTATTGGCGAAACCATTCTTGATGCTGCAATCTTTATGCATGGAACAAAACTAGCTCCAGCACAAACTAGATGGTTTAAAGAACTAGTAATGGAAAACCCACAAGTTCTTCATAGTATTTCACAAAAGAATGTTACAGATAGTTTGCAAGGCAAAACTGCCATACAAGAATTTGGTGACTTGTTAAGTGATAGTCAGTTAGATATGGCTATGGACGAGCTTGGTCTTATAGCTCAAGGAGCTATTAAGTCTTTTCAAGTTTCTTCAATGAAAGATTCTCATCGCGATATTGCAATGTTTAGAAACTTTACCCGTATCTTTAATGACAAGGGATTTGAAGCACGTAATGGAAAAGATGTAACTAGATTTAGTTTTGCTTCTGTACTTCTAAAGCACAACGCTGGATTCTCTTCAACTGACTGGGCTAATGCAAGCGATGAATTAATGCGATTAATGGGTTTTGTAAAAAATTCAGATAATGCTTGGGTTGTTGGATTAGGTAAAGAAGATCAAGTTAAAAAGATTTTAGAAGGAAGTCGCTTCTTTGATCAATGGAAAGATCTAGCTAATCCTGCAGATAAGATGCAAGAATTTATTATTGCTGGTTTATCAGATACTTACGTTACTCTTCATGGTAGTTCAGAAGTTTTTAATCCTAAAATAGCTGAACTGTTTCAAGATGTTGCAAAAGGTAAAGATCACCGAAAGATCATGGGTGACATCAGCTTTGAAGATTATGTAGAAGCTACTAAAGGATTTAAAGTTCAAGGTCATATTATGACTGATATTAAATTTGATGGCGTAGCTACTGATTTAAGAACTGCAATTCAAAAGTATGGTCAAGATCAAGCCTTTGATTTAATGGCTCGTCAAACTGATGCTATTACTCGTCTACCTGTAACTCATATGCATTATATTGCGTTCCGAAAGCAGTATGAAGAAACAGAATTTAAGATGGCTGAAGATCTACATAGTGCTTGGTTAGCAGAAAATAAACTTGCTTCAGAATCTGCGATTAAAAGAAATAAAGAAATAGCAGAAGAGCAAGCTTCAAAGTTTTTTACTAATAAAGCAATTAACGATGCAGCTGGACATGTATTAAAGTTCTCTGATAACCCTGCCATGCAAACTGTATTTGCTTACAACATGAGAACTGTTGGTCGTTTCTATCGTGCAGTCGAAGACTTCCATCGTCGCATGTACCGTCTTGTTAAAGATCACCCACTAGATGTAATCTATCGCTTGCGTTTAATGAATCAAGGTCTTGATGCAGTTGGAGATGTACACACAGACGATGATGGCAACAAGTATGTTGTGCTTCCAATGGATGATGTTATCTATAGTGCGGTAGACACAACAATTCGTACATTAACAAATGAGACTGCTTCTATTAACCAGCCATTATTTAACGATATTACTTTTAAGTTAACTGCTGGTAACCCTTCATTCCAGGATGATGCTGGTATGCCTTATCTTTCTGGACCAATGGGTTCCCTTTCCGTTGTTGCCGCTAAATCAATGCTTGGAATATTACCTTTTGATGAAACAAAGAACATTTCTGAAGATTTAGACAACTGGTTTATGGGTAGCATGGGAGATAATGCAACAATAAGCAAGTCATTAACTCCAAAGTTTGCTAGAAACATATGGTCAATGTTAAATGTTGACGAACAATCTACTCAAGAAATTTCTGCGCTAACTCAAGCAATTAGTTACAATGAAGCAAACAATATAAAGATTAATCCAGATGATCCTAAGTACAAGTACGCTGATGGAACTCTTAATGAAGCTTTGTTAAATGAAGATAAAGTTAAATATCTAAGAGATCTACGTATTGGTGCACATAACATTATTGTTACTCGTGCTTTATTGGGAATGATTCTTCCATTCTCTGTTCAAACAAAGAACACAAAGGATGTACCTCCATACTTACTTGATAGTGGTATTACCTCTATGCAACAAAGCTTTTATGAAGTGTTAGATCAAGTAAAAGATAAGTATCCTGATGCTAACGATCATTACGAAATGGCTTTAGCTACATGGATGGGTGAAAATCCTGGTAAGGCTGCCTATCTTGTGTCTAAGAAGTCTAAAGAAATTCAACCAATTGTTAATTACTCAAATGAAATGCAAGATTGGACTATTGCAAATCAAGATGCAGTAGATCAGTACGGAGCAGGAGCTTTACTTTTTGCTCCTAAGATTGGTGAGTTCAGTCCAGGTGTTTGGCAATGGGCTTCTGCTGCTGGAATTGCAAAGAACGTAGACATTGATAGTTACTATCAAAAAGTCTGGATGCAAGAGTATGTTAATAACTATTACGATCTAGGCGATCAAGAAGCACTAGAACTTAAAGCTATTCCGTTGCATTACACTGCAGAACGTCGTGCGTTATTAGCAAAGTACGATAAAAAGAAAGCAGAGTTAAAGCAGGGTGTTCCTGGTTTAGAGTTTTATATTCAAAACACAGACAACAACGAAGCTTACGATTTTGTAAATAACGCTTACAACTATGTTACTTCTCCTGGTGCAGATGCTCCTGAAGATATTAAACAAGATATAGCTGCTGCTTATAATCTGTACACAGATTTTATTTATAGAACAAATTATATTGATTCCTTAAATGCTGCTAATGGAACAGAACTAAAACGAGCTGAAAAAGAAAAAACAGTTAATGCAATTAAAGAACTAATTAAATCTGATTCTACTAGAACTATTGAGCAGTATTACAACTACGGACTAAAAAAATTAATTAATGCTACAACAAGAGATGCTAAAGCTGGAATTTGGAGAAATGAATAATGGCTAATGAAAATGAATATGATCCATTAGAAGAAGCCAGACGCAAAGAAGCTGAAAAAAAGGCAAAGAAAGATGCTGAAGATAGGGCTCGTAAAAATTCTGGCAGAGATCAAGAAACTCAACAACAAGAGTTATCTCTTACATTTGTAAGACTAGAACAAACTCAAGCAAAAGAACAATATGATTTGGCTGCTGAAAAATATGCTGCTTCAAATTCTTCTAAAGATAAAAAAGCTTATGAAGATGCTGAACGTAGGTACTATCAAGCAAATGCTGCACTAAGAAGTGCTGGAGTTGACGTAGATCCAGCAACTGGAAAACAGGGAAGCACTATTCCCAAGTATACTGATCGACCTTCTAATCCAGTGGCAAGAGGTTTTGATCCTTATACAAATACTGGTGCTGCTGGTGCAGATAATCCAGCTGAACGTGCAAAGACTGCTGCAACTGGTCTAGCACCAAATTACATTACAGTTAATCCATTAGATAACAATCGTTGGAATAATGCGTTTGAACTTATTCCAGGTACATTTGATCATTACTGGAAACAAGACGATACAATGTCAGTTCCTATTTCTTTCTTTCCTAACACTGTTGGATCAATTTACCAAAAAGAAGATGGAAGTCCAGAAACTCAAAACGAAGCAGTGACTCGTATTGTTGATGAGTATGCTAACGCTGGCAAGATGAATGAACTTCGTGATTTATTTGTAACTAGCAAAATTGCAAACAGTCCAGCCGAACAATTTCTTATGGCTCAAGCAAGCAAGGCTCCTAATTCGGGATACAGTATAGATCAAAATACAAGAGAACTACTTGTACGAGCACTTCAATTTGGAACTCACTATAACGCAACCGCATTAAGAGCAGGTCAAAAGCCTGCAACTTTTATTGATTTCTTAAAGGCTTACAAGGGTGAGTTAAATCAAAAGTATGGTAGCGAAGGTGGCGGTGGTGGTACACCAAGACGTACCGTTAGCATTAACAAACAAGTATTTACTCCAGAAGAACTTGAATTAAATATTGATGCGTTCTTCCAAGAATACACTGGTCAAGGTGCAAGTAAAGAAGATGTTGACTACCTTACTAGGCGGTTAAATGCTCAACCTTCACAAAAAACTGTGACTACTCGTAGCGGTAATACAACAACATCTACTACTAGTGGTGGAGTTTCCCAACAAGAACAACAGTTGGCAATGCGAGAGATGGCTTTAGAGGATCCTGAAGCAGAGTCTTATAACAAAGCAACTACATATTTAAATTACTTCCGCGAAGCTCTAGCTTCTCCGATTCAGCTAGGTTAATATGTCATCTACTACAGTAACTACGACTAAAGGTAACAAGACTGTCTCTAAGACAACTACCAATGAGCAGCCTGGCAAAGCGTGGATTAAGAAAAAAGGTAAATGGGTTAAGCCACCTATGCCAGCAGGTAATCCAGCTGATTACGCCTGGGATAATGCTGATGGTTGGGTAAGTAAAGAAACTGCTGCAGAAGTATATGCTTATCCATTAGCTGTAATTAAATCTGATCCAGAACTTGAAGCTCTTTTTAATGAAGCATGGGCTGCACAAAAAAGTGGTCAAGAGTGGAATAAAGAAAAGTTTACTGTAAGGCTTCAAGGCACTAGATGGTACAGTTCAAAAAGTGTAAAAGAACGAGAGTACTACACTTTAGCAAATGATCCTGCTCAAGCAGCAGAATTCAGCAGGCAAGTTAATGCTAAAAAACAAAGTGTTGTTTCTTCAGCAAGAGCAAGTGGTATTAATTTATCTGATGCTCAAATTAATACTTTAACAACTGATGCTTTGCGTCTAGGTCAAACAGACGAACAACTTGCTTCCATTCTTGTTGACTATGTTAACTATCAAACTTCAGACGTTACTCAAGCTGCTGGATCTTTGTTTGGTAAAGCAGGCGATGCAGAAGACAGCATTAGAAACTGGGCTAAGCGTAATGGTGTTACTGTTTCTGATACTTATGTTCTTAATCAGGTACGTCAAGCTGGTAGGAATGTAGTTGATGGTGCATGGGATACCAGTACAGCACAAGATTCAATTACTAATATGGCTAAGCAACAGTACTCTCATTGGGCTACTCAACTAGATGGTATTACATCTTTAGATGATTTAGCTCAAGGTTTTAAAAATACTATTTCTACTGAAATGGATATGGACTTTAATAACTTAGACATGGATAACGAATTAGTTAGAAATGCAATGCTTGCTAAAGATGATAGAGATCAACCAATTAATCAGGAAGCTTTACGTAAGACACTACGTAAGACGGATGATTGGGCAAACGTATCAAAGAATAAAGAAAAAATTTATGGTTTAGCAAATGATATTTTAACTAAGTTTGGAATGAGATAATGGCTGGTTGGGAAGATCTTAGACAAGTATTTATTGATAACGGTTTAGGTGAACTTGCTGGAATTATTGCTGAACTTGCACAAGATAATTTAGATGCTCCTACTGTTATCTATGAACGACTTAGAGAAACAGAAACTTATAAAAATAGATTTCAAGGAAATGCTCAGCGTCGCGCTGCTGGTTTAGTTCCACTTACTGAAGCTGAATACTTAAATCAAGAGCAACAGTATGCAAGAACATTAACGGCATACTCAGCTGGTAGCCTAGCTAATAGAGAAACTTATGCAAGAATGATTGGTGGAGACATATCTCCAATAGAACTAAATGATAGATTTGATGTTTCATACGAAAGAGTTACTAAGGCTACTTCTGGACAGGACCAAGCTTTACTTGATGAATTAAAGAAAATGTATCCTGGAGTAACTAATAATGAATTAGCAACCAGTCTTATTCTTGGACGAGAAGGATCTAAGTTCCTTGATACCCGTCTTAATATTGCAGAAGTTAAAGCAGCAGAAACTGAAGTTGGTATTACATCCGTTCTTGGAGCTGAATCACTTTCTAACCTTAGCCGTTCTGAAGCACGTGTCGGACTATCTAAGGTTGCTGCACAAAAATCTGGCATTGAACAAGCATCTCGTGCGTTTGGTGAAGTTAGCACTGAAGGTTTGCAACGAGAACTTGAGCAGGAAAATCTTCTTGGCATGCAGAGTAAGCGTACAAAGCGTTTAGCTTCTCAAGCTAGAGCAGAATTTACTGGAACTTCAGGCGTTAAAACTGGATCATTGGGTCGTAAGGCTCAAGTATAAACTCTCGTTGGATCAACCAGCCCCAACGATGTAACAGACTGGTAGTGGAAGCCAAGCTATATTCCCCGTATAGCTTTGTGGTCTGCGCTCAACTAATGAATAAGGGAGATAGTTACGATGAGTAACAACAATGAATGGTACGACGAAGATGACGACTTCTCAGAAGATGATCAAACTGGTGGGTTACAAAACCTACGTAAGGCTGATCGCGCTAAGTCTAAGCGTATCAAGGAACTAGAAGCTGAATTAGATGGTTTACGTAGCTTTCAACGTCAGTCTGTCGTCAGTTCCGTTCTAAATGAAAGAGGAGTTAATCCTAAGATCGCTACATTTATTCCATCAGATGTTGCTAATGATTCAGAATCAATTGGCAAATGGTTGGATGAGCATGGAGAGATCTTTGGTGTTCAGCAACAAGTACAACAGCCTATGGTAGACCAAGAAAATCTATCTACACTGCGACAGATTGATGCTGTAACAGGCTCTGCTCTTTCTCCTGACGATGTTAATGACATTTTTTCACGTCTTAACAATGCTCAGAGTGCTGATGAATTAATGGAAATGATTTACGGCACAGAATAATCGTAATCAATCACACAACCCCTAAGGAATAATCATGGCTGTAACAGGCTTATCGGGTGGTACCGCTGATACTAACGGCGGTCTCGGTGGTGGAGCGTACTCAGGTGCGTCCAACACTGGAACATTCACCCCATCTAACGGTGCTGGTCTAGTTCAGAAGGCGTATGATCGCCTTGTTGAATTTGAACTACGCGCTACTCCATTGCTACGTTCAGTAGCAGACAAGAAGCCTGCTCGTCAGGCAATGCCAGGTTCGTCTATCGCTCTACAGATCTATAACGACATGGCAAAGGCTACTTCAGTTCTTTCTGAAGAAGTCGATCCAAGTGCAGTAGCACTTGGTACTCCAGATATCGTAACCATTACTCTAAACGAATATGGTAACGCTACTTTGGTTAGCAAGAAGCTTGGTCTTCTATCACTTGCTGATGTAGATCCTGCTGTTGCTAACATCATTGCATTCAACATGGCTGATAGCATTGATGATCTAGCACAGACTGCCCTACTTACAGGTACTAATGTAATCCGTGGAACAACTGCTGCAGGTTCAACTGCTGCTGCCACTGCTAACATTACTGCAGCTCATATGCTTCGTGCTGCTGATGTTCGTAAGGCTATTGCTAAGTTGCGTAGCAACAAGGCTAATGGTCGTAAGGGATCACTATACTGGTGTGGTATTCACCCAGAAGTATCTCACGATCTTCGTGCTGAAACTGGTGCTGCTTCATGGCGTAACCCGCATGAGTACCAGAGCAACGATGCAATCTGGGCTGGCGAAATTGGTCAGTTTGAAGGTGCATACTTTATTGAGTCTCCTCGTCTGTACACTGCTACAGATGGTGCTTCTTCAGCTAAGGTATACCGTACTTTCATTGCAGGACAGCAAGCACTTGCTGAAGCTGTAGCCGAAGAGCCACATGTGGTTATCGGTCCAGTCGTTGATCGCTTGATGCGTCAGCGTCCAATCGGTTGGTACGGTGTTCTAGGACACGCTATCTACCGTAACGAAGCTCTATACCGTATCGAAACTGGTTCCAGTATCGCTTAGTTTAGTAGCTAACTTCACTCCCACCCACAAGGTGGGGGTGTTGTTAGGTACTGAAAGGACTTAAATGCCATACCTATTTGTACCACCAGTGGAGAACGAAGGACCTATGGGTGGTAACCACCTATTTGCTCGCTACACACGTAAGCAAGGTGTAACTGTTTACCGTCTTGATGGTGAGTTTTATGAGGATAGATTTCCAGCACAAGACGATCTTATTGACGCTGATTTAGTTTATCTTGGTGGACATGAGTATGTTGTTAATGCTACTGAAAAAGCAGCTCTTGAATCGGTGGGCTATACGGTGATTACGACATGACACTGTTAGAATCTTTATCTGTTGTATCGTTATCTCTTGGCATTATTGCTATATTGGGTAAGTGGTTAATTGTTAATCCACTAAAAAGATTTATTAAAGATCAGACATATCCTATCCAGCCTTCGGCTAATGGTGGTCGTAGTCTTCCAGACATTGCCCGTACGGTGGACAGGATTGAAAAGCGTTTAGATGAGCATATTACATTACATCTTAAGGATGAACTATGAGTGGTAAGTACAATATTGTAGCTGAACAAGGTGCTACCTTTAATCTAAACTTTCGCGTTGAGACTGATGGTACTCCGTGGAATCTAACTGGCTATACATTTGCTATGCAAGTTCGTCGTTCTGCTAACGATGCAACAACTTTACTTAATCTTACTACTGCTACTATGACATCAGTTGGTCATGTTACGGCAACTGTTAATGCTACTACCATGTCTAGTGTACCTGCTGGTCGTTGGGTTTATGATATTGAATTAACATCTTCAGGTGGAGAAGTTACACGTATTCTGGAAGGTCGGTTTATTGTTACACCTGAGGTGACACAGTAATGCCAGACTATACAGTAATCATTGAAGAAGAAGTTACTGCTACTACAGTTACTATTGAAGAGACTGTCACTGACATTATTCTTGGTACTGAATCTCTGCAGGAAACTGTTGTTATTGTTGATAACGCTCAAGGTCCTCAAGGAACTACTGGCTTAGCTGCAACCATTCAAGTTGGAAATGTAACTACAGTTGATACTGGTGATCCAGCAACTGTAACAAATACTGGTACCGTAAATAATGCAGTGTTTGATTTTGAATTACCTGAAGGACCTGCTGCTACCGTAGCTGTTGGTACTGTAACTACTGGTTCTGCAGGAACTAGCGCAGTTATAACTAATGCTGGCACAACAAGTAATGCTGTATTTAATTTTACTATACCTAAAGGTGACCAAGGTATTCAAGGTATTCAGGGTATCCAAGGTATTCAGGGTATCAAGGGAGATACAGGTAATACAGGAGCAACTGGTACTGCTGCTACCATAGCTGCTGGAACTACCACTACAGGAGCAGCAGGGACCTCTGCCAGTGTTACTAACGCAGGTACTAGTTCAGCTGCTGTATTTGACTTCACTGTCCCTAGAGGCGATACAGGGGCTACAGGAGCCACAGGATCTACTGGTGCTACAGGAACTGCAGCAACTATTGCTGCTGGTACAACGACTACTGGAGCTGCTGGTACTACTGCTAGTGTCAACAATACTGGTACTTCTAGTGCAGCCGTCTTTGATTTTACTATACCAAGAGGTGACACAGGTGCTACTGGCGCAACAGGTGCTACTGGATCTACGGGAGCAACAGGTGCTACTGGTCCTGGTGTTGTAGTAGGTGGTACTGCTGGTCAGTATCTAACTAAGATTGACGGTACTAACTACAATACACAGTGGTCTACTTTGTCACTACCTGCTGGTATTGTAACTACATCCGATACTGGAACTGTTACTAGTACCATGATTTCTAATGGTACAATAGTTGATGCAGATGTTAATGCTTCTGCAGCTATTGATAAAACTAAAATTTCTGGTACTGCGATTACTGCTGCTGATACTGGAACTGTTACTTCTACAATGATTGCTAATGCAACTATTGTTGCTGGAGACATTGCTCCTACTACAATTACAGACGCTCAGATTGCTTTAACTGCAAACATTGATGCAACTAAAGTTCAAGGAACTGTAGCTACTGGCGGTACTGCCAACCAAGTCTTAAAGAAAATTGATAGCACTGACTACAACACTACATGGGGAACTATTGCTGGTGCTGTGTACCAGGCATCTGCACCATCCTCACCGCAGACTGGTGACGTATGGGTAGATAGCGATGCTGTTGCTGGTGTACTTAATCAAAATGACTACTTGCTGAAGGCTGACTTTGAATTAGTTTCTATACCTGTTGGTGGTGTAACTCAATACGCTGGTTCTACTGCACCTAGCGTTAACTACGCCATCTGTGATGGTGCTGCTGTAAACCGTACAACGTATGCAACATTGTTTGCTCGCATTGGAACTACCTACGGTGTTGGCAATGGTTCAACTACATTTAATTTACCAAACCTTAAGGGTAGAGTTCCTGTCGGATTAGACTCAAGTCAGACAGAATTTGATGCACTTGCTGAAACTGGTGGTGCTAAGACACATACCTTGACTAGCGCAGAAATGCCAAGTCACACTCACCCAATTACTGACCCAGGACATGCGCATACATTTACAACTGACTCGTCTGGTGGCTCCTCTGGATGGGGTGGAGTTAGTAGCGCCGTTAGGTCGGCTGGTTACGCTTACACAGCATATCCTGCAACAAGTAGTGCTACCACTGGTATTACAGTTAATGGTCAATCAGGAACCATAGGTCAGGCTCACAATAACCTTCAGCCTTACATTGTTATGAACTACTTGATTAGGATTCTATAATGCCAACAACTAGACCAGGATTTATTTGGAGTGGCACTGAATGGGTTGCCATTGGACAAGAAGCTGTAGTCAATCCTTTTTACTACCAAGCAACAGCGCCAACTGGTGCTGCTACTGGTGCGATCTGGATTGAGTCTGACGTAGACGTACCAAGCATTGACTCATCACAGTTCCTGCGCTGGCGTAAGACAATGACAGGTGGAGAAACTTCCCTGTCAGGTAACGATGATTCATCTCTACCGCTTGCTTACACTCCAGGATACGAACAGTTATACATCAACGGTGTATTGCAAGTACGTGGTGGTGACTACACCGCAACTACTGGCACTACAGTTACTGGACTTACAGCATTGGTAGCCAATGATGTTGTTGAAATCTTTAGCGCAGTTGCTCGTACCGTTGCTGATGTTTACACGCAGACTCAGAGTGATTCTAAATATGCTTTAAGAACTGGTCCTGCATTTAGTGCTTATGCTTCCGCTGCTACAAATATTGCTACGGGAGCAACTGTAAAGATAGGATTTCAAACAGAAGAGTTTGATACCAATAATAATTACGACACTACTTTGTCTAGGTTTACCCCAACTGTTGCTGGCTATTACCAGATAACTTCTCTTGTAAGTTTGGCTGTTGCTTCTGCTGGAATTTTTACTCCATTTATTTACAAAAATGGTACTGAGTTCAAACTAGGAGCAACTCAAACTGGAAGTGGAACTAACTTCCCTAGAGGTTATGTTACTGCGTTAGTTTATGCAAATGGAACTACTGATTATTTTGAAATCTTTGCAGGTCATGGTTATGCAGCAACTGTTTCTTCATATGCACTTGCATCTCAAACATACTTTTCCGCATCATACGCAAGAGGAGTTAACTAATGACTAAAGCAAGAGACTTAGCAAACTTTTCAAAAGGTCTTGTTACTGTAGACCGTCCAGTATTTTCAGTTCAACAAAATGGTGGCACATGGACTAGTGGGCAAGTTATCGTATTTAATACTACTGTAAACGCAAATGTTGGAAGCAACTATAATACATCTACTGGTAGGTTTACTGCACCTATTTCTGGCATGTATTATTTTTCTTGTGGATTTTTAAGTCCACCATCTGCTGCAACTTTTGACTTTAGATTTAGAAAAAATGGAACTACGTTAACTGGTGGTGCTTATTCTGGAGATAGCGTTTCTTCATATAAGCAAGGTCATGGCTCTTGTTCTACGTATTTAGCAGCAGGAGAGTATATGGAAATGGTTTCTCTTGGAACATCAGTACTTCACGTTGACCCTCCTCACAACGTATTCTCTGGATTCTTGATAGGTTAATTATGGCTAAAAAAGCATTTGTCTATGACGGCACTAACTGGATTGACATAGCGCAGTCCACGGCTGACTTGTCTACATACCAGAAATCTAACCGCACTGGGTTACAAATTGTAGTACCTACATCTGTAACTGGTGGAACTGTAAATGCCAACGGTGCAATCACTATTGGTTCAGCAGTTTCAAGCGTAAATGTGACTGGAGTTTTTAGTTCCAATTATGATGTTTACAAGATAATCATTGCAGGCGGTGTTGCAAGTGGCGCACCTGATTTACAAGTATCCTTAGATGGTATAACTACTGGTTACTATTCAACACTTACTTATCAGGCTTTTGGCTCAACAACGGTAGTCGGCGCTGTTGCAAATAACGCGGCTCGCTGGTCTTGGACTGGTGCTGGTACTACTGCATCATTAAACATGAACTTAGAATTACATTCACCAAATCTAGCAAAACCTAAAACTGCTAGTAATTTTTATAATGAAATGGGAATCAGCGCGACTAATGGTTTATCACGCCAATTCAATGCTTCAACAACGCAAGCCACAGGTTTTACAATTACACCTTCAACAGGGACAATTACTGGTGGCACCATTCGCATTTATGGTTACAATAACGGAGTATAACAATGGCTTGTAGAACAGGATGCCCAACTCAAGACTGTGAATCATACGCAGACTGCTGTAAGGGTGTAGCTATAAACAAATCTTCTTTACGTCCATAGAAAAGGATTGACAATGGCTTGCAGAACTGGCTGTCCCACTCAAGATCACGACTCTTGGGGTGATTGCTTACGAGCATCAAACATACAGATGGCAACTGGTGACGCTAATGGCGGACTAGTTGATAGTGGTTGGACCAATAAGAAATGGGACAACGAACTAAATCTATACCGTGAAGCTCGTGCTCAGGGTATACAACCAGAAGGAACTTCCACAGCTAAGATTCGCAAAGCTATGGATGTATCAGACAAAACAGGACACGCATTCGGTTCTGCTCTATAAAGGAAAACAATATGGCAAAAGGTGACAAGCAAGATGTAGCTAAGGCTAAGGCAGCAGTTGCTGCTAAGAAGCCAGGAGCTGGTCGTCGTGCAACTAATCAAGTAAAGAATACAGCTAAACTTTCTAGAGATCCTAACGCTCCGCGTGGTGGACGTGCTGCTGGTGGTTACTACGGTGAAGCTTATGGTGCAATTACCAACAAAGAAAAAAAGAAGATTCAGTTAAAAGGATCTTTAGGAAAAAAGACTGTTGGAAAAGCTGAAAGAAAAGCAATTAACAGTGAACGCAACATGACAGATCGAATGGTTAAAGATGCAGTAAAGCGTGGTGCAACTAAGTATGGTAGTGGTCCACTTAAAGATGGTGCACGTAAGCCGTCAGTTGCTTCTAAGGCTAATGCTAAAAACAAGATGAAAGCACAAGGAGCAAAGATTAATTCTTCTGCTACTTCAAACTACAATAGGAGAAGCAAATAATGTGTGCTTCATGTGGATGTAATCACGTTAACTACAATCACGAAATGCCTTCTATGCCAGGTTCGGCTAAAGGTATCGACAAAGTAAATTACAACATGCCGAAGGTACCAGCAGTTCCTGCTATGCCTAAGTCAACTAAGAAGGGTAAGTAACATGGCAATGAAAAAAATGACTGGTGGTAAGAAGCCAGTAGCAAAGATGGCAGCAAAGGCTAAGCCCAAGACTGTGGCAACCAAGTCACGTGGTGCTGAAACAAAGCCATCACGTGGTAGCAAAACTGATAAGCAAATGGGTGATATGAATCAACGTGAATCATACAATTCCCAGCGCGATAAAAACAATAAGATAGTTAAACAATGGGCTCCACTTAAAGTTTCAACTAGTGCAGATAAAGTTACCAAATCACGTGCTGGTATAAAAGTAAAAGGTGAAACATCTCTTGATCCTAATCATCAACTAGTAAAAGAATCACGTAAATTACGTGAGCAACAACGTGCTGGTGGCAAAGTGGGCGTTACAAGTGCAGGTAAGTCTAACCCTAAAGCAAAAACCAGGGGTGGTTCTATGCCTAAGTACGTTCCAAAGACAACGTCAAAGCTACGAAAAAAGGCTGAGTAATCATGGCTGCTAAAGGACAAGGTGGCGAGGACTTTTAATCATGGTAGCAAAGAAGGACCCACGTTTAACACGTGCAGGTGTTTCTGGCTACAACAAGCCAAAGCGTACACCTAGCCATCCTACTAAGTCGCACGTTGTTGTGGCTAAAAAAGGTGCACAGGTTAAGACTATTCGTTTTGGACAACAAGGTGTGACGGGTGATAGACAACCTACTAAAAGGCAGGCTTCGTTTAAAGCCCGTCACGCTAAAAACATTGCTAAGGGCAACATGAGTGCAGCATACTGGGCAGACAAGGTTAAATGGTAATGGCTAATGTAATAACACCACCAATAGATCAGTATCGTGGTACAAACATAGTTGATGGCAAAGATAATTCTATGTTATGGGAAGTTGCTGATTTTTTATTTGGTGTTGAATCAATACAGAAGATTGCTAGTGGTAAGGGTTCATGGGGCGATGCACTTAACGTAGGTGTAAGTGCTGCTACATTTTTTATTCCTCCTGCAAAGTTATTAACACTTGGAAGTAAAGCATTAAGTAAGGTTATTATTAATGCTGAGAAAGCAGCAGCTAATGAAGTTACATCTACAGTAGCAAAGAAGGTAGCTTTACGTACTGCAGAAGAAGCTAAAGCTATTCGCGATACTGGGTTACCTTTAGCTCAAACTCCTACACGACCAATGAGTGAAGCTCGTTTTAAAAAGATTACAGAGCCAGAACCAGAGACTGGATTTGTTCCTGAGAAGCCACCATTAGATACATTTGGAAAAGATTTAATTGAAGATGTATCACCTTACACTGCAAAAGAAACTGCTATTCGTAAGTATGCATCTAAGAAAGAAAAAGAAGAACTTTATGGATCTACTGTTGAAGTTAAGAGAGCACCTAAGAAACCATTAACTAAAGAAGAAGAAGCAATAGTTAAACAGGTTGACGAAGAAATACCAGAGGTAATCCCTAAGGCAGAAGGTCAAGGTCAAGTTCCAGTAATCAATCGCAAGACTGGTGATCTTGAATTTGAAAACAGAATGGCTGAAAGAACTGAACTTCCATCTAACATTAGTGTATCTCCACGTGTTGATCGTTCTGCTTGGTTGCAAAATCAAATGGATAAGTTATCTCGCAAAAAGAATTCTCTTCCAAAGGAAGAACGAGCAGCAGTACAAGACAAGATAGATAAGTATGATGCTGAGTTTAAAGGTCTAATGCGAAAGATGGATCAAGATGAACGTGCTGCATCTGGCAAACTAAAAGAACAACTAGATGAACTTGATAAAGCTAAGAGTGCAAAGACAAAGCTTAAGGTTGAAAAGTTTGATCCTAAAAAAGCAAAAGAAGAACTAGCTCGTCTTCGTGAAGAGTGGACCAAGACTCCAATTCAAGATTTTGAAAAGCGCAATCAACTTAAGCAGCAAGGTAAAAATCTTGCAGCTAAAATTAAAAAGATGGAAGGCAACTAATGGCTACGTTTGGTCAAATGACTGATGAGGTATCAAGAAAATTAGCAGGCTTTACGCTGCGTCAAGATCGTCAGACGCACCTTACTGTTGCCGTTAATGCAACAGCAACTAGCATTACTGTTGCTTCTGCTACTAACATTTCTACTGGTATTATTCAGATTGATGATGAACTAATCTATGTAGATTCATATGACCGCAATACTGGTGTACTTAGTATTCCTCCTTATGGTCGTGGTTACAATGGCACATCTGCTGCTACTCACCAGAATGGTGCGCGTGTAATTGTATCTCCTACCTTCCCGTCTGTAGACATTAAGGAAGCTATTAACGATAGTATTCAGGCAGTGTTCCCAGATTTATATTCTACTGGTACTCATACATTCTCTTACTCAACTGCTAAGTCAACCTATCCACTACCTGATGAAGTAGAAACTGTACTTGGAGTATCGTTTCAAACTACTGGTCCATCTAAAGAATGGCTTCCTATTCGTGGCTGGCGTGTTGATCCTATGGCTAACACTACTGCTTTTAATTCTCGCAATAGCATTAGCCTTTACTCTGGTGTTGAGCCAGGAAGAACTGTACAAATATTTTATACATCTGCTCCAGCAATAATGGATACTGATGATGATGATTTTGAAATTGTTACTGGTTTACCTACGTCTTGTAAAGATGTAATTGTTCTTGGTGCTTCAGCACGATTATCTTCATTCGTAGATCCTGGTCGCTTAACTTTTGGTTCTGCTGAGTCTGATCAACAGTCACAGATTGCTGGTCGTGCTTATGGTGCTGGTACTAACACATCTAAGTACTTACTTGCATTATATGAAAAGAGACTTGCTGAAGAAAGTCGAAAGTTAACAGATCGCAACCCAACTAGAATCCACTTCACAAGATAGGTAAATCATGGCACGTAATTATTCTTCTATTGTTGAGCCTAAGACTCTTTCAGCAGACGTTCCAGCATCTGGAACAAACTCTGATCGAATTTCTTTATCTCCAAACATTGACGGACTTCCAAGCGCACCATTCGTTTTAGTATTAAATCCTGATACTTCTAATGAAGAAGTTGTTTTAGTTACCAGTCAAATATCTGGACCTACTTATGCAATAACACGAAACATTGAAGGTGGCGGAGTTAAGTCACATACAGTTGGTCAAAGTGTTAAGCATATGATTGTTGGATCTGACTTACAAATTGTACATGATCACTTTAGTAATGTTAGTACTACTGCTGGTACTGCACATGGTGCAACTGGTGGTGTTGTTGGTCGCACTAACTCTCAGACATTAACCAATAAAGGAATAAGTCTTGCAGACAATACTCTAACTGGTACTAAAGCTCAGTTTAATGCAGCACTATCTGATGATGATTTTGCAACAGTTACTGGTACTGAAACATTAACTAATAAAACTTTAACTAGTCCTAAGCTTAATGAGAATGTTGTTCTTACTAGTTCGGCTACAGAGTTAAATGTTCTTGATGGAATTACAGCAACAACTGCCCAACTTAATTATGTAACTGGTGTTACCTCTGCTATTCAAACACAGTTAGATGCAAAAACAACAGCACTTACAGCACACGAAGCAGACACTACTGCTATTCATGGTATTACAGATACTTCTAAGCTGGCAACAATTGTTAGTGCAAGTGTTGGTAGAAAGCTTTCAGTTCAAGCTGTTGCTCCTACCTCACCTGCAATTGGAGATATCTGGTTCCAAGTAACAGGACTATAACATGGCAGTTACTTGGGGTACGTGGAGATATGGTAACGCTGGATTATCTTCTGCTAATGGTATGCGCCTTGGTATGGAAGTTATGTCATGGTCAGCAGTTAATAGCGGTTCAGCAACTATAACTGTTACTGTTGATATATGGACTGAGAATCAATACACACATAGTGGTGATAGTCAAAGACTAAATTACAGTACAAATATTGGTACTGATAATACCTATACAAATAATTCTGGTGGAGCTCCAGTAAAACGTGCAACTAGAACTGCTGTATACACTTATCCAGCAGGTTCGTACGGTTCAAGTCCTGGAACAATAACACTTACTGCTGAATTAACTGAACACTACTGGGATGATGGAACTAATCCTTCTATTTCTATATCACCTGCTGTTCCTGCTCGTCCAGGTGGTCTACCTACTGTAGACACAGCTACTGCTACAGCAGGAATTAGATCTGCAACAGTATCATGGACTGGTAGCGGTGATCCTGGTATCTATCAGTACAATGTATATCGAAATAATGATGGCAATCAACTTATCTATGCAAGTACTGGTACATCTGTAACTGATACTGGTGCTGCTATTACACCATCTTATGGTATTGGTAATGGACAAAATCTCTACTACATCATCTATGCTTACAATGCTGCTGGCAATGGATACAGACTTACTAGTACTGTAACTACTCCAAGTCTTCCTTCAACTCCAACAAGTTTAACTGCTGATGCAACCACATTTGGAACAGTTGGATTATCATGGACTGCATCTACTGGTAGTGGATATACAGTTACATATACAATTGCACGTGGTGGTACTGTATTAGGTACTACAACTGGTACTACATATAGTGACACTACAGTTGCTCCATCTACAGCATATACATACACAGTTACTCCAAGCACTGATGTTGGTAGTAACACTGCTGCTTCAGTATCTACTACTAGTCTTGGTGGTATTGCTCGTATCTACAATGGAACTGTTAGCGTAACTGCTCTTCCTCAAATTTGGAACGGTACTGCTTGGACAAATTCTCAGGCACGTGTCTGGGATGGCACAGAATGGAAGTACGGAAGTTAAATGACAACACCATATGATATCTCAGAAGATTTACCTTACGATATTTCTGCTGTAAGTACTGAAACTATATTTGAATTAACTGATATAGCTTACGATATTGTTATTGATGATCTTCCATTTATTGTTAGTGTTAACAATCAGAACCCATACCGTCGTGAAACTGCACCGTATAAGAAGGATCAGTTTGATAATAGCCCAGAACCAGGTGAACAGTCACTTACTGGCTGGTGGTTACGATCACAAACATCATGGCACAATGGTGCTGGTATAGCATACTACGAACCAGGTACTGACTATCAACACGTAAGCCATAGGTTTGCAGATAGTCGTGGTATTGACGTATGGAATATTGGTGAAGCAACATTACTTCCAGAGATTGTTGATATCTATACTGGTAGTAATCTTATTAATGCTGCTACTGGTAATGATGGAACTGACGTTTTAGTTTTTGGTGATTCATCTGGCGGACTAAACAAGCTTGCTTTAAATGAAGACAATGAGATAACTCCAACTCCATTTACTATTGCTAGTCATTCATCATTTCCATTTAGATCAGTAACAACTGATGGTTCTAAGTATTATGCTGCTTGTACTACATGTATTCATACTGGTTTATTAAGTGCTAACTCTGATGTTGTTTCCTATAAGTTTTCTACTACTGCTACTAATGATGTATTTATAAAGTATGTAAAGGGATACGTTATTCTTGGAAGCAAAAATGTTTTAACAAACTTGCACAACATTGATTCAGCAACTACTAATCATAGTGCTGGTAGTGCAAACATTCCAACAGTTGTAGCTGGTTACGGCAAGGTGCATTTAAATACTAATTGGAAATGGAATGATGCAGTAGCTTCACCTAGTGCTATTTATGTATCAGGTAATGGTGGTAATAACGGTGAAGTATGGCAAATTCTTTTTGATGAAGCGGCAAATTCTATTGATCTGCCTGGTGCTAGCATGGTTCTTAGTCTCCCAGATGGTGAACTTGTAAATGCACTAACGTATTATCTTGGCTACTTAGTTCTTGGAACAAGTAGTGGTGTACGCATATGTCAAGTAGGTACTAATAATCAAGTTGTTCTTGGTCCTTTACTTTATGAGAACAGTGAGTATCCAGTAAACGGATTTACTCAACACGGTAGCTACATCTACGCAGCAACTAAAGTTGATAATGAAGCTGGTACATTTACTCACGCCTGCTTAGTTCGCATTGATTTATCTCAGCAATTTGATGATGGTACTTTTGCTTGGGCTTATGATCTTGAGTATCGTAGTTCTGTTAATGAATCTTATTCAGTTAAGACTAAAGCATTAACAAGTAATGTTGCTACATTAACTACACTTTTTCCACATGACTTTAGTGTTGGTAATACTATAATAATTGATGGAGTAGACGCTACGTTTAATGGTACATATACAGTTACTGCTAAAACATCTGACACTGTTTCTTATGCTAAGACTGCTTCTAATGTTACCTCGATAGATATATCACCATATGGTTCTGTAGTTGAAGCTTCAAGTAATAGTGAAGCAACAGAAGTATATGATCTTAATGATCGTAAAATTATGGTAGTTGAAGAAGAGAATGGTGCAGTAGATTCTGGTGAGCTACATGTTCAAAGCGAAACACGCAAACGAAATACTGGTTGGTTTACAACAGGTAAGATTCGTTATGGAACTATTGAACCAAAGTTTTTTAGATACATAAATGTTCAGTGTAAGACTGGTCAAGGCGACAGTATCTCGGTATCAACTATTGATAAGAGTGGTCAAGAGAATTCTATTGCTAACCTATCTGAAGGTTTAAGTAATCAAGATATCTTTATTTCTATTCCATCTTCTAAGCAAGAGTACATGTCATTTAAGTTTGTATTTAATAACTCTACTGATGATCAACAGTTACCAGTACTAGAAGCTTATCAAATCAAAGCTACTCCAGCTACTCGTCGCCAGCGTTTGTATCAGTATCCGCTGTCTTGTTACAACCACGAGATGGATAAGTTTAATTCTGTATTTGGTTACGATGGTCGCGCTATAGAAAACATACAGCGTCTTGAATCTATTGAAGAAACAGGTAAGTTTGTTAGCGTAACTGACTACCGCACGAACGAACAATACACAGGTGTAATTGAAGAAGTTAGATTTACAAATGAATCTTCTCCAGATAAAGACAGCAGCGGCTTTGGTGGCATGTTGCTAATAACAATAAGGAAAATGTAATGAGTAATTTTGGTACATGGTTAGCTAATAGTCCTATTGCATCTGCGTTAAAGATTGGATTAGCTGCTGCTCTTGGTTGGTTTATAGCTAACCCTCACACACTTAACGTCCATCCTGCATTTGCAATTGCAATTACTGCTGCACTGCCTGTTATAATCAACTGGTTAAACCCTGACGATTTACGTTATGGTAATCTAGGAGAGATAGATTAATGTACCCAGTAAAGAATGTAGTTATTTCCCAGAAGTATGGTGCTAAATCCAAGCGTTATAAAATTGGATATCACGATGGCGTTGACTTTGCCTGTAAGACTGGTACTTTAGTATACGCAGCACGTCGTGGTGTAATTGCTGCAGCTAACTGGGGTGCTGACTATGGCAAGCACATTGTGCAACGTAGAACATTTCCAGTAGGTACCAAGAACCACTTAGTATATGCTCATCTATCAAAAGTATTTGTACAAGCTGGTGATAAAATCACTAAGGGACAATTGATTGGTCTTAGTGGTAACACAGGTAATAGCACTGCTGCTCATCTTCACTTTGGTGAAAGGGATGGTGCTCGTTGGAGCACAAGCAAACCAGTTAACCCACAAAAAACTTTGGATTCGTAATGATTGCTAAAGTAGAATCAAATAAAGATAAGCAGTCTGTTATCTCAGGCAAGGCTGTTCTTGTTCGGATTAATGGCAAGACATCTTGGAAGGGTTCAGTACGTCAAAGACGTAACCTATGGGAGACTACCGTACAGGTAGAACTACCAGGTGGTGGACTACCAAACGTAATTCGTTTCCGTTTCTGTCGTTATCCAGGAACTGACAAGGCTGACTACACTGGTCACTTCTCCTATCCTGTACATCCAGGGATGGCAGGTAAGACTATCTGGGTAACCCTAGCTCATGGCTTCATTTCAGGTGGTGCTATGCCAGTAGGTATCTTCATTGACCATGATGGATCAGCTCCAATTGTACTGGATGGTCGTCAGATCAAGGCTAATTAGAGGCTCTCACAGCCACGTACAGCCACGTAATCCCCTCTGGGGTAGTAGAGTATGAACTTAGTACCTACTACCCTAAGAGGGGATCTTTTTTATGTATTACGGATCGCACTAAATTTAGTACTATGTATTACTGTGGTAGTCCTCATCACGTACTGGTGGATTACCACCTAGTATCTTGACCATCTTGTTGACTGCTCTGTTAGCTTCCATCATCACTGCTTTCTGTGACTTGTCAGCATCCATACGATCTCTTAGTTCTGCTCCATCTATCTGCTCTCCATAAAATAAATGAACTAATGATTTCTCTCTGTCATTTAGTTTATCGAAAGCAACCTTGACATCAGAACTAAATGCCATGAAGTCACCTGACTCTGCTAGTGCCTTACTAGTACGACCCATGTTGCTTAGTGTGTTGTTGAACTTAGTCCAATCGTCACTAAGTACAGCAGGAATCATAAGCTTAATGAACTGCTTGTTGTACCAGAAGTTATCTTCAGCATTGTAACCAGACTTATGTGCTTTCTCTTTGATGCAATAGTCTAGTGCTGAATTACGTAGTGACCTAGCGAATAGTTTATCTCTATCTTTCTGATCAGGTAGAGCTAACCATTCATCTATCTTATTAGGATGTTCAGCAAACCATAGCCATAGTTGTTGTTCAATGTCTTCACGCTCAACCATCTGGTACTTACGTTTAAACTCTGAACCAATCTGCTTGACCATAGCATGGTACATCTCATAAACAATTCCATTAGAACTCATACGTCTTACCCTCGACTACAAAAGATCGTCCATTGATAGGTACAACAACAGGAGTTACGTTACCTCTACGTATGTAGAGAATAGTAAATGCTTGTTGCCAGTTAGCACTACCTGTATTTAGATACGACGCTTGGCTAAGATCCATAAGGTGTCCGACTTCAACTCCGTAGAGACGACTGTGAATCTTGCCGTTGTAGCCTTGGTGCTCATGCTGAATTCCCGCACGATGTGTATGCCCACAGACGATCGAAGACCCAATCTTGCGAGCCAAAGCCAGAGCCGTCCCACCAGCTTGCCTTGAGATGTTGCCTTCATCTCCATGTGCCAGTACCCATCCTGGCGTAAACTCCCATAGTTTATCGTGATAGGTAATTTCGTTTTCGCTGTAATGTAAAAGC